GCTTGTTTTAACGATATAATTCCATCTTCCATGCGTATTAAAAACTCCTAATCCACAAGATGATTTTTGAGTTGTTATTTTTCCTTGTCCCATTGCCATTCCTAAGTGAGTTTTTGTAGTTATCATAATTTCTATTTTTTTATTGTTGTTATTTCTTCTACAAATATAAGACTTAATTTCACATATACAACAAAATGATATAAAATAAATGTTATTTATAATTATTCTAAATAATTAATAGATTTTAAATTTAATATATTCACCACCTTTTTTAACTATTTCCTTGAAAACGTGCATCTCGTATATAAATCGGTCATCAACTCCGTACTTCTTTACTAAACAATCTATAAACGTTTTAATACAATTATCTATGTCACTCGCTTTACTGCTAAAACCAAATTCAATAGCTATCTTAATATTTGTTTCGTCTGGAATAGATAGTGTTTTTGGTAATTGTAACAAACAATTTTTAATAAAATAGTCGTATTTATCAGTTCTGTACTTTCGTCCTTTAAAAGCCTCGTTTATCGATAGAGGCTTTATTTGCAAAGTGTAGTTCATACTAATAAATTGTTTCAATTAAATAAGGCAAACTATCTTTGTTAACGTCAAAATCAAATGAATCAAAAGAAACTCCCCTTGCGTATGGGTTAGATACATTTATAGTTTTATCGTCGTTTACCTCTAATTCAATAACACTTTCGGCTTTCTTCAAAACATACGTTCCCAAATGCCCCAAAGGCTTTCCAGTGGTTCCTGATTTATGTATTACAGTTGTAACGTGTATGTTATAGTCAAAAGTCCATTTCAATAAATAATCGCTGGCTTCTTTACTCATTACAATATCATTAGTATTTTCTACTAAATCCGCTATACCATCGATAGAAACTAATTTTACAGGACTTTTATACAGTTCTTTTTGATTTTTAAGGCAAAAATCAATCAATAATAATCTTTGTGTTGAAGATAATTGTCGTGTTGTATAACATTTATAGTTTTCATATTGCAAACTTGTTATATCCTGTACACGCCTAAAAGTCCTTTGAGCGTAATATTTACCTTGCTCCGTATCAAAGTCTAATATAGTATAATCATTATCACGATGCCCTTTAATATTTCCGAATAATACATTAGAATTTCCCCCAATATAACAAGCTAAGAAAGCACTTTTTAAGAAAGATTTCTTTGCCTTTGAAACTGCAATAATTGCACTAAATTCTCCAGCAGTCATAACTGCAGTAGGGTATGTTTTATTCTTATATTCATGCGTACCAATTGACAAAAGTATCTCTGGTGCAATCATTTCTTCCGATAAATCTACAAAGCATTCATTTTGTATAGTCAAAAAGTCTAAAACTACTTCGCTATCTGTTTTATTTTCTAAGTCGTCAAAGTTTAAACTCATAATTTTATTGTTAGTTCTTCATTAGTTAATGCAAAATATAGGTTTTGTAGTTGGTGTAAATATTTTGTTTTTGGATGCGTTGACCCTTTTATATAATCATATTTTTCGCTAATATGAATACTTATATCTTTAAAACCGATATTTATTCTATAATTAAAATCATATTCTCTCATAAAATAATCATACTGTCTTTCTGATTTGCTAAATCCTAATTTTAATAGCCATTTTTTATTTAATTCAATATTTTCAATATCTGATATTTCACATGATTTATATAAATTTTCTAAACTATTATATATTACCAAATTACCAGAGCGAAATATATCTTCAATAATCCATATATTATTTTCATCAGTCATTGGATAAAAATCTTCGAATGCGTGATAATCTTTATTGTTTAATTTTACTATATTCCCTATTCTTAATTCAGTTACTTTCATATTTTTTTTATTTATAATTATCTATTTCTTTTAAAAATTCATTCGCACTATTGTAAAAAGAATTACTCACACTTTCGAATGAAAAATCTTTTTTTATCAAATCTATTATTTCCTTTTCATTTTCTTGTAATAAATTAATATTACCATTTTCTTTGTGATTTAAATGATCTAATTCAAAGCCTTTAGATAATAAAAATTCTTCTATTTTTTTACTATTAATATTTTTATGCAAATTTTGTAAATGAAAACCTAAAGGTTCTTTTAAAATATCAGATGTACTTTTTATAGCTGTTTTAATATTACCGTAATAATGTAAATTTTGATTAAAAGTATAACATAATAACTTTGCAAATAGTAAATTATCATTAACATACTTTATTTCATTGTTTTTAAGCTCGTCATTCAATTGTTTCAACGCTTCTATATCTTCTTTATAGATTTTATCTTTTGAGCGTTTAAAGACGTTAAAAACTCTTTTTAGTGCATTTTCTGTTTTCCAACTCATAATAGAGGTGTTTTTTTAATTAATGTTTTTATTTCTTGTTTATTAAGCCAGTTTATAAAATGCGTGCAATATTCAGTTTTATTTATTTTTTGTTCAAACTGAACATTTATCATGTCATTGTATTTTTTTAAAAACATTTTGGTTTCGTTAGGATTGAATTTCTGTTTGCTTTGCATCGAAGTGCTTTCTATCCAAGATTCGGCTTTAATCAACTCAGAAAAAAATCTATCATTATTATTTTCTTTTTTAGTTTCTATTTCTCTTTCTATTTCTATTTCTCTTTGCTTCTCGTTAGGCTTCAATAAAGGCTTTTCAATAGGCTTACTAAAAGGCTTCGATAAAGGCTTACTTATTTTACCACCCTTTGCCCCTGCACGTACTAATTTTAAACGGTTTTCGCATGATGGAACGGTTAAAATATTATCCTTAAAATGTATTAATTTCAAAGCATATAATTTGTTTAAAATAGCCTCTAATTCTTCTTTTTGTACAAAAAACTTTCTAATCCAGATTTCTTTTTTAAATTCTATCTTATTATCGTTCATCATTGCGAGGTCTATTATTTCACGATAAAGCCCTCTTTCGGATAATGATAATTCAAAAACATGCTCTGAATTTCCCCAGTCTTTTGGATACCAAGTATATCCTAATTTAGCCATTAGAAACCTCGCTTTCTGTTATTTTATTAATTTCAGTACGAAGTGTTTTAGCGAATTTTATTGCTGTTGATTTATCTAAATCAATTTCAAAATATTTTCCTGATTGGTTTCCATATATTCCAATTATACCTTCGCAAGCCGATACTTTTATATAGTCTTTTTCCACTTTACAATCAATAAATTTTAATTCAAATTTTGCCATAATAATAACCGTTTTAAGACACGGATAAACTATTTAGTTTAAAAAGTAAAATCCTATTATATCAGCCGTTAAGTGAGACAGGCGTCAATAATAGGATTCTTATAATATTTTCGTTTAGTATTGTGTCTCACTTCAATACAAATACAAATATACAATTTTATTCAATACCCCAATTAAAATAATCGATTTTTTTTTGTAATTCTTTTAGTCTTTGATTATCGGTTTTAGAAACTAATAAAAATTTAATTTCTTTTTCGATTTCGTCAATTGTTGCAGGTTTAGGGTTTTGTTGTTTTGCCATTATTTTTTTATATAATAAATCTATAATAATTAAACAATATAATCTGATTTATTAAAACATTCGCTTATAAATTTAGCGTGTCTTAATGCTTCTGATTTTTCTGTAATATCAATTATTTTATTGTTTGTAATTAAATATGGACATATTGCTATCTTATATTTTGTTCCTAAACTTATGCCTACTACATTCCACGCATTATTTGATTTAGAATGAATAACTTTTGTTTTTATATTTGGATTTTCCATTTTATATTGATTTATTTTTAAAATTAGCATTTTTTATTGTTTGCATTTTTACTTCTTCTAATAAATTCATCATTGCAAAATCATAAGTTTTATGATGCCAAGTACAATCTAAACCTGCGCTTTTAACAAAAGGCTTCCATTCTTTTTTCAATCCAAACAAAGTCCATTTTACAACTTCAACATCAACAATAAAACCTTTTGGTTTTTTTAATATTCTAAAATTCATAATCTTTCTTTTATAATTTTTCTATAAACTTCATTTGCTCTTTCAGAATTACAACCACGTTTGCGGTAAAATTCTAAAATACGTTTTATTCTGGTTAGGTTACTTTGTTTTTTCATTTACTATATCTTTTAATTGATTTAAAATATTTTCTTGATTTTCGCCCCAATACATATCACATTTACCATCTTTGTTGATAGGTAATTCAGAAAAATATGATTGTCTATATTCACTATCTTTTGCAGTAAATCTGTAACATGATTCTTTTATATTACAGTTACCACCTTTACATTTTGTTATATCTGCCATAATTATTATTTTATGCGTTCACGTTTTCGTGAACATTGATTTTTTATGAACATTAATTTTAAATGTCAAGTTAATATTACTAAAAATTTGACATTTTGTAACGTTTTTGTTTATTATTTGTTACATTTTCATAGGAATTGCAATAGGCAAAGTTCCTTTGTTTAAATATTTAATAGCGTTGTTCATTATTTCTATATTGTCCTTAAAATAACCTAATCCAAAATTACATCTTACACATAAAACACCTCTTACAGTTCCTGTTTCGTGACAATGGTCAATATGTTTATTTTTCGTGCCTACAAATTTATCACAGCATATCTGGCAATTAGTTTCATTATATAAATCATTAGCATCATTTAAAGATATTCCGTAATTCCATTTAGCTTCATATAATTTCATTTTATCCCTATTGTCTTTTCTGTATTTCTTTGAAATTATAGCAGAACAAACTTTACATTCACCTCTTGGCTTTTTATTGCTTCTAATTGGAAATTCATAAATAGGTTTTTCTGTGCTACATTTTATACATTTTTTCATAATTACATTTTCATCGGAATAGCTATTGGAAGCATGCCTTTATTGAGCACAACACCACAACCTATTGCTGGTTTTTTAAAATTTTTCCCATAACTCATAGCATAACTTTTAATGTCAATACCGCAACCAACCTGCATACCAAACACTATAAAATTAGCGCCTACTAAAAAATCATTATACAATTGCGTATGTAAATGTCCTTGTACTTGGCTTTGTAATTCACTTTTAATTCTATTTCTTGCTGTTCCACCCTCACCATGATTGAAATTAATTCCATGAAATTCTATATTTTCCACAAAATTCCAACCTGAAGTGTTTAAAACTTCTTTATATTCACGTATCCATTTTTTAGAAACTCCAGAACTATAAGCTTTTCTGTAAACTAATCTATCATGATTACCAATTATAACAGTAGCTTTTGGGAATGTATGATACCAATCCGAAATCATATCTATTGCCCTATCTAATTCTTCACCAGCTCCGTATCCGTCAGGGTCTGATTCATGATAACTTGAATAATGATTATCTATTACATCGCCTATAAAAATAACAGTACCGCAATCGTGTATCTCTTGTTGCTCTCTGCAAAATTTCAAATAACCATACTTTGTAAACGGTGCGTGTAAATCTCCGATTATTAAAATATTATCTATGTTGCCATTTTGATAAACTTCTAATGCTTGACTTTTATTTGTTTTTTTATTATTAAAAATAGGAGTATCTAATATTAAAGAATCACTATTTTTTTTAACAAAAGCCACTTGTTTACGTAAACAATCTAAATCTTTATAAGTTCCATCAGGTAATAATTCATTTGCGATTTGAGTATTGTTTTTATTTTCCTTAATTTTCTCGATAATTTCGGGGTTCAAATAATCGTATTTTTTCATAATTTATTTAGTTTTTTTACCATTTTTTTAATTAAATCAAATTCAGAATAACATATACTTACCATTCTTTCTGAATGATTATAAATATTTATATCTATTCCCTCTCCGTTTTTCCATTCAGTAACTTCAATATAACTATGTTCTTTTGCTGTACAATCGTATTCTTTTAAATTAGCAAATAGTGCATCTCTTTTGTACTTTTCAATTTTTTTCATAGTGAGTTCCATCGTTTCCATTCTGTCCGATAACATTCATTCTTTTGTTAGTTTGTTCCTCGTTGTACCAAGTATTTTGTTCAGCTTGCCATTTTGCACCCTCTTTAAAACCTAATTTCAATGCTTGATAATTATTACTTTCGTGCATTTCAAAATAATTGTGTGCAAAATTTACAGATGCTTCTTCTAATGTTTCTTTATTTTTCATAATTTATTTATCTTTTAAAATCATTGTAAGTAAAATAGTGTAGTTTGCGAGGTCTAAAAGGCTATCATGAATACTTTCATTATTAGGTGCTTTATCGTTGTTTAAAAGCACTCCTAAACGAGCTACTTTAGTAGCTATTAATGAAAGGCAATTTAACTCAGGTGTTAATCCTGATATATTCCCTGCTAACTTAAAGTTTGAAAGTCTATCTTCATTTGCGTAATCATTACCTTTTGCAAACATTATACTTTTCATTTGCTCTGTAATTTCTAAGAATTGTTTTTGTTGAGTTTCTAAATTCATAATCCTTTTTCTTGTTTGTAAATTTCTAACAGTTCTTTTACCGTATAGTCTTTACAATAATCTTCGCTTAAATCATCAAACCACTCTGCAAACCCAATAGCAAAATCATCAGATATTTTTTCGCATAATATAGCCTCATCATTATCTAAATAATTTTCAGTTTGATGTGGGTATAATTTTAAAAATCTTTCTATTAATTTCATAACTTTTCTATTTTATAATTAATTTTAATATTGTAGCCATCTTCAAAGGCTAATAATTCTAATGTGCAGAATTGTATATTTCGATAGCCAGTCACCCAATTAGATAATTTCTGTGCTGATATATTGTGAAATTCAGCATATTTCTTTTGTGTAAGTCCTGATATTTTAATCAGTTCTTTAAGTATTGTTTGGTTTTGATTCATTTTTTTACTATTTCTATTAATTTTTTTAGACATTCAAGTTCTGATTCTTCGTGTGTAAGTAGGTCATATCCGCTATTACATTTATTAAATATACACCAATGATAAGTGTCTGGTGTCAAGTCTAAGTATTCAACTGCTTCTACGTGTCCTTTAAGGTTATATTTCTCCCTAAACCATCTAAATGCTTGTTGATAAAGTGGAACTAAACAACCCTCTATATTTTTTTCACATTTTTCAATAGTAAAAATACCCTCATTAGGGTTTTTTAATTCAATATAATAACCTAAACAAGATTCGTTAAATCCTAATTCTTTTAAATCTAATGCTTGTTCGTAAGGAATAAATTCTCTATTCATAATTTTTCTATTTCTTGTTTAACTTCTTTTTCTTCGTATATTAATTCTTGCAATCTAAATAAATAAACGTTTTCACTTTCAATTATTCCGCATGAACGTAAATTAAATAACTGTTCTTTTAGTGAATAATATTCATTTTCAATAGATATTAAAGCATATTTTTTACATTTTTTTATATTTTTATCAGTACAGTCGTTTAAGCAAAACTTACCAATTATAATAATTGCCTTTTCTTTTGGTGTCATAATTTCTATTTATTTAAAAGTTCTGGGTTTTCGTAGATATTTCCTATTACTTCAGACCATTCATCAACATTTAAAAAAGATTGGCATTCAATATCTTTATATTCAATAGAAAAGGATGCATCATCTTTATTCCAAAAAACAATACCTAAACTTCCAAATTCATCATTTAAAATATCACCCTCGTAAATATCAATACCGTTTTTGTCTTTTAGCCCTGTGAATTGTTGTAAATCTTTTAAGACATACTGCATTGCATCAGGCATTTTATCATCGTCATTTTCTAAAAATTCTTTTAAATCAAAATAAACAATTTCATTGCTGTTTCTTTTTAATGCTCTAAATTTAATTTCTCTCATAATTTCTATTTATTTAATTTTCTCAAAGATAGTCTTTATATCAATTGGTATAACATATTGATATAATTTATATTAATTCTAAATAAAAACCCACCGTTTAAAGTGGGTTAATAAGTGGGTGAATTAGAACGGCAAATCGTCTGGCTCATCTTCCTGTATCTTATATTCATTTTCTTTTTCTGGTAACGCTGAATTTGATTCTGACTTAAACACTTTCCACGCTTGTAATGATGTAAAATATTTATCTTTCCATTCGTTAGTTGATATATTAAAATCAACTTTTACGCTACCCCCAACTTTGTTAAACTTATTAAAGTTTTGCACTTTTTCCTCTCCAAATATCTCAAAACAAAATATTTGTTTTTTACCGTCGTAACCCTCATTATTAGTAACGATAAAGTTTTGCTTTTGCCAATCAGTACCAGATTTTGTAACTCCTGACTCTAACGGTAACACTTTTTCAATAATCCCTGTAATTTCCATATTTATTTAATTTAATTGTTTATTGTATTTATTATTATGCAGTTTGCGTAAAGCGTTTTAAACTTGTTTTCAGCTTCTAATTGCATTTTTCCTGTTGATTGCGCCTTGTTGTTTCTACCTAAATGGTCTTTGTAGTAAATTGTGAAATTTTCCATATTTATTTATTTAATTGTTATTTATTATTTCTTCTTTCTTCTCTTAATTGAAATTCTCTTTCTGCTAATTGTTTTTTACCAATTTTTACAGCTCCATAAAATATTGAATATTGTTCATCTTTCATGTTTTCTGACCAATCGCTTTTTTCTTCATCTACTCTTTTAGATGATAAATAAGAACTTCTTATATCTTCTGGAATTGACATATAATGTTCTTCGCTCATTCTTAAAAATACTTCTCTATTACTTTGCATAATTATTTATTTTTTAAGTTCACTATTAAATTTTCCAAACTGAAAACGGACTTTACCGTTATTATCTTTACAACCTAAATAGGTTAATTTTCCATCTGTAAACTGCGAAAACCATATCCACTCTTTTAGCTTAAAATTCCAAGTTGGCTTATTTGTAGTTTTATCAAATTCGTCCGATGTTAATTGAACTTGAATAAGTGGATAATCGTATAATTCTCTGCCTATACCAAGATTAAAACAAGCTCTTTTAAATGCATCTGATGCTTCGCCTTTTTCCTTTTCGGTATTGCTTTCAGTTCCAACATCTTGCTTCCAAATCCATTGACTAAGTTTGTCGCTCCAAATACCAACCGAACAAAACAAATGATTATCTATTAGTTCATATTTCTTTTGCCAACCATCAACGTTATAGACGTCATCAAGGCGTTTCATATCAACTCTTGCGTCTTTATACGCTAATATTATAGCGTAACCTCCTTTATTGACTGATTGTACTCTAAAATCTATTTCATTAATTTCTAAAGGTGTATTAATCTTTAACTGATTCATAATTTTTATTTAATTTTAGGTTTCCAATATCCGATTGCGTGGTCTTGTTTTTTTATGTAACTTTTATTGTTAAAATGATAATTTGTAACTTCATTTAAAGACTTATAATTCATTACCATAATAAACTCACCTTTTCCAAATGTATCAACTTTATAATCTTTGCTCATCGTTTAATATTTTATAGATTTCTTCCTCGTAACTGTGTAATAACTCTTGAATGTCGATTAGATTATCTTCTAATGTTATTTTATGTACTTCAACATCAGGGAATTCCTCTGGTTCGTGTTGTATCATTGGGTAATATTTACCACTTACCGTATAATAAGCTGTTAAACTTATACCGTTTAAATCAAATGTGTGATTGTTTAGTTTCATAATTTTGTATTTTTTAATAATTTGATAAATTCTTGTTCTGTTACTTGTGTTTTGTTTTCGTCTTTTTCTGCACCATAAAGCACTCCAAACTTTTCAGTTGAATTATAAAAGAAAAATTCTCTGAAATAACTTATTATGGTAACATTATCATAGATTAATTTATTATCAATACATAATTGTTTCATTCTATCACATTGCTCCTGTGATTCTATTACTACATAAGTGTTGTATATTGTTTTCATAATTCTTAATTATTAGCTACTATATGAAATGCACGTACCATACGGTCATTATAATTTAAGTAAATGTTATTTATTCTTTTCATCCATTGATAAAATTTTTCTGTGTTGCTCATAATTTCTTTGTTTTAAATTGTTTGACAAATATACAACTAAATTTGAATAATACAACATTATGATGATATTTATATTAATTCTAAATTAGCTTAGTTTGTAAATTATATACTTATATGTTATATATTTGTTGAAATATTAAAAATATAAATTATATGAAAAACGAAAGTATAATAAAAAAAGTATTTAAAGATTACGGAGAAAACTTTAACGATTTGACAGGAAATCAATTACTTGCTATTGAAGAATGCATGCTGTTATCCAGACAAGATAAAGCAAATCGAGTTATAAAAGAGATAGAATATCGTACAAAAAAAATAGGTCATTTTTGGGCAGACGAAGAAAAAGCAAAAAATATTATTTTAAAATGCGGTTTGTAATCGCACACAACATTATATACTTATATGTTGTATATTTGTTGAAATTAAAATAAGATATAACGGTTCGCTTATATGGTTAGTGCGGAAAAGTAAACCGAAACATTCCATACAAAAACTATTATCCAAGTACAAAATAAACTATAAATTAAACACCATACCGCATTAATTATACAAGCTGTTAGCATTTGTGCGGTTCTTAAAAAACGAATATTATTATGAAATTAGATTTAAAAATAGGAGATAAAGTTTATGACCAGATTTTATTTCCAGATGAAGAAGGGGAAGTTATTGATATTGAAAATTACTTACTGGTAGTTGAATTTAACGGAAAAAACTATTACTTCCCATTCAAAGATGACGGAACATTTAAAGAAGAAAATCATTTCCCAGTGCAGTTATCTAAAACACCTTATCAAATTATAGGAAAAACAGATATTTTTAGTAATTACAAACAAAAGTAAAATGAAAACAATAAGTATAAAACACATAGACGGCAAAACTAATGTTATTGCAAAAATTTTTATGATAGGAGAATCAATAAGTTTAGAATATAAATTCGAAGGAATGTCTTATGGCAGAGATGTAAGTTTAAACGAAGCTTACGAACTTGGAATATTAGAATGTAAACATCCAAGAGAAAAAAGAAGTTATATCGGGAGTAATTTATTGAGATGTAATATTTGTGGTAAAGAGTTCTCGTAGCATTGATGCTAACGGCTGATGATTGTGGCTGTTTGCCACTACAGAAGTCGTTTAGAAGGAAAATGATTGTGCAAATAGCCACAATCATTTGTTATCAGCATACCACTTAACACAATTTTAATTATGAAATATTACAATCCTTTAGTAGATAAAAAACCCGTAGAAGTAAAAATAATACAATATCATAAAGATAGAGTAGAAATCACAAGAGATTTGAACGGAAAGGCTGGTTTTTGGATAAATAAAAATGAATTGATATAAAAAAAACAATTATTATAGGCGCAGATATTCCGATGGGAGCGCAAATAGCAAAAGCATTGCTAGGCACAGAAAGAGGAATTACAATAGTAACTAACAACCACGAAATAAAAGACATAATGCGAGAGCAATATTTATTGAAGAATGAAATTGTAGAGCCAATATTATCTTTTACTGATAAAAACGGAAATTATTTTGAAAAACCAAAATCTAAGTATCATAAATAGCGACTCCAACGGTTGCTGATAACGCTTGCGGCTACAATTTCGGCAGCCTATGCGGTTACGAGATTTCGGCTGCTGAAATGTAACCGCTGTTATGTGATGTACGGCAATTATTAACTACTAAATATTATTAAAATGGCAAATTGCAGAGCTTGTGGAGGCGTATTAGGAAGAGATTGTTTTAATGAAGCTGATTGTTTAGAAATATCAAGAAGCGAACAGTATGGCAATGATTATAACATAGGAGAATTAGAACATTATATTTCTGTTTTAATTTATACGATGGAACAAAAAGGAATTATTGTTCCTAATTCATTTTCTGCTGAACCACCATTGATTATGAAAATACCTTATGGGTGTGAAAATAGATATATTTACGATGGATTGCCATTTTGATTACTATCGTAGTATATCACATAACGTTTGTAGCCTTGTGCTGGTGGCTTGAATCAAGACCAATGCCAACAAAAATAAAACAATGATTAAGACTATCCGAGTCCTTTCGGACACAAAACCAACTGCCACTAGCTCAAGACTACTGTTAGTGGCATACCACGTAAAACTTATAAATTATGGAAATTAAATTCAATTTATGGGATATTGAAAGAGAACAATATTTTAGAGATGTTTTATCATTAGAAAATAATAAAATAAACAAATGGGGAACTTTAGAAAAAAGAACTTCAAACAATGTAGAATGGTTGCAGTTTACAGGAATAAAGGATAAAGAAGGAGTTGAAATATACAACGGAGACATTCTTGATGCTGGAGATAGAATTGTTAAAGTTTCTTGGAATAAATACTGCGGACAATGGGATACTTATTTTATAGCTTACAAAGGCATAAAAAATAGTAATGGATTGCAAAATAATGAATGGATATATAGAGCTACAGTAATAGGCAATATTTATCAAAATAAAGAGCTATTATCCGCAAACTATGACGGTTGCCACTAACTATCTGCTAACCGATATAAATGTATTACAAAATGGCTAAACTACTAACAAAAACAAAGGTTATCCGTATTTCAGAAATTCAATTAAAAACTTTACAAAAAATGAAGTCTTATAATGTTGATGTAGGTAAGTTTATTCGTGATGCAATAAGCGAAAAAATAAATAAAGAGTATGAAAGTTTAAAACCTAAAGTTAAAAATGAATGTCATTTTTAAATAAAATATATGAAAAAAGTAATTAACACGCTCGAAAAGAGTATCGAACTCGCAAAAGAATTAAATGTCAATAGTTATACTATTGTTAAAGATGGATTTGTAATAAATGTAAAAATAAAATTATGAATATAGTAGGTTTATTTTATACGTTTTTGCTAATAATTTGCATCATAAAAATAAGAAAAGATTACTTTTAAAAGTAAACCTTAGGTAAATAAAACCATAAAAACACAAATAAACACAATATAAAAAACAGGCTTGTATAGTCTGTTTTTTTTGCTTCCTTAACCTTTGTTATCTCAATTGTTTTAGTGATTGTTTGCCTATTATAAATCGTTTTTGTAGCTACATTATGCTTACTTTTATCTTTTGTAATTATAACATTTTTATATTCTTTTCCGTTTAGAAACATTGATTTACTATTATCAAATGGTTTGATAGTAAATATATCGTTTAAGATAGTTTCTTGCTTTAATATAACATCGTTGTTAGTTGTTATAGTTCCTGATTCAAACGTGCTTTTATTTAGCTTAACGTCACGAGTAGTAGAGCATGAAATGAATAATAATATAATGGCTAAGTATTTCATAAAAAGTACCTTTTAATTTCTTTATTTCGTCTGGATAACAATAGATTATTTTTCCCTTTCCACATTAAAAAAGCATTTGTAATACTTGTTTTTTCGTTATGATTTAATTTTATAACTCTCAATAAAGTACTTTTTTTAAATGCGCCTTGACCTACATTATAGCAAAAACAGAATAAAGCATCAAATTGATTTTGATTGATATTTAACGGTAAATTCTCGTTTAATGTCTTTTCAAATTTAGTAGCTATTAAAAAAAACAAATGATACGCTTGTTCTTTTGTAATAGCCTTATCTTTCATGGTTACCTTTGTACCGTTTTCATAGAAAGTATTGCCTAATCCTATTGTTGGAATACCAGCAGGACATAGATAAGGTTTTAGTCTTAAGCCCTCTAATTCTGCTAATAATTCAATCCCTGATTTAGATATTTTTTTCATTTTATTTGCTTTGAAATAACCATATAAAAAAGCCTATTACAGCAGTAATTACCCCTTTTGCAACAAACTTAACATTAGCCATGTTATCATCTATTAGAATCTGTTTTTCTTCCAATTTATCAACTTTGCTTTCAAGTTGTTCTAATAAGTGAACGACTCCTTTTTTGCCTGTTAATTCCGTGCCAGTTAATAGATTTCTAATATCTCTTGTAACTTCCTTAACATCGGTCATGTCCGATTTGTAAACTTTAAAATGGCTTTCTAATCTATCGACTTTTTCTTCTAATATTTTGTTTGTCATAATAGGGGCAATTATGCGTAATTATTCTATTTATCTTCTTTCTTACTATCTTGCGCGAATCTTGCAAATAATGCAATCCCGATAGCCACCAATAACTGACCTCCTGATTTATCTGTAAAAGCACCCGCATTATAAGCGGTAATTAAGGCATCAATTGCAATAGGTAAAGATGCAATCAATCCAGCTAAAGTTGTTTTGTAATTTTTCATATTTAATTTATTTAAAGTTTATTATAAAATTCTTTTGTTTCAAAGTTGAAGTATGGATTTTCCATTTCAACGGTTCTAAGTTGTTCGACTGCTATTTCATTTTCTTGTAAATTACTTATGTCTTGAGTGGCGTATAATTCTTCACCCTCTTTGTTTAAAATTGTATATATCATGATTTATTTAGAAATTAAAGTTTCTATTAGCGTTAAAGAATCTCCACTATTGTCTAATTTTCCTATAATTAAAATATAATTATCAATTGTCGTGTTAAAAGCAACTGTGGTTATTGAACCTGATGTAGAATCAGTAGTTGCTGAAAGAGCTGGATTTATAGTAGATAAATCACCTCCGTACAACGTGAAAGTTCTATTTATTTTTCCAAGAGACGCAGTCGCTGCGATATTGTACATGGCTAATTGAGTAGATCCGGCAAGAGTATTTGCTGTATTTGTGTAAATTTTAACAGGGGCTTGCGCTGATGTTCCTGATTTTTTAAATTTAAGAGATTGAACATTAATCAAATCTGAACTCGAAAAAGTATTAGCTGGTATAAAGTAACTTGCTAATATAGTTTCGGATACAGTGCCAGTAAGCACTGAAGATGGAACTGTATTTTTAAATATATTACGTGTTACATTGGCTAAATTATCAAAAACAGCATCTTCACTTGGTGACTTATCTGTTACTCCATTGGTTATTGTTTGGGTTATTTTTGCGTCTACATACGTTTTATTTGTAACATTATTTCCTACTGTCGGTGCTTCAGTAGTAGATAATTTACCTGCTGAACTAATAGTTACTTTTCCAAGTTCAGCATATAATAAATCCCCAGTACCTCCTTGATTTCTTAGTGTTAAACCTACACCTGTACTAAATGTCTGGGCAACAATCGCACTGCCAGAACCTAACGCCTTTGTTAAAATTCCATCTCCAGAACCCGTTTCTGTTACAATTGCATTTGTACCTGTATTCTGAATAGCCAAAGCTGCGCTGTCTTGTGTACCACCTGTATTTGTGGTTCTACTTGAAACTATCGTAATGCCTCCAGTAGTTGTGTTGTCACTATTTAAATTCTTTCTTCCTGATATGCTTTGAGTACTTGTTGTTTGCACAAAATCACTAACCAGTTTTTTTTCTAAAGCAGTAGTACTTGGGTTTCTTGTTAAAATATCAGCTGAACCTACCGAAGTATTTGGAGTAGAAGATATTTTTAAATTTAAAATATTTAATGGTCCCGTAAGCGTAACAGGACCAGAACGTGTAATGTGTCCAGTCTTAGTATTTCCTGCATCAGTCGTAGTTCCTGCTAAATAAAAATTAGAACTTGTTGCAGTTACTGTTTTAGTAACATATGTAGTTGAATTATATACCCAAGTACTCGCATCTGTGCCTATATATAAATTAGCAACATCATTTTTCAATAAGTTGTCATTTGTAACAGGCGGATTTTCAGTATCAAAAATAGTGGCTGTTATTGGTGATGTTGCATTAACGTAAACTATTTTAGAGTAATTTACAGGTAAGCCAGCGTTAACAGCATCAACAGTTGGGTACTTAGTTCCCGTTCCGTCAATAGCAAGTGAATTTTGTTTGTTTGAAACATCTTCTTTTCCTGATATAATAGGCGTTATATTACTTTTACGTATCTTTTTGCTTGTACCTTGTGCGCTTTCGGTCGTATCAGAAACATCAACTATATACAAAAAGTCACCGTCAGCAGGTGTAGTTAATTCGGTTAAATCCGTTAATTTTTTATTTGCCATTTTTTTAATTTAATAAGAAATTACTATCTTGTAATAAAAATCTATCGTTATTTTGATACAAGAAAAAGAAAGGTTCATCCGTTCCCATGTCTATAAATCCTGCACTATTTAAGTCACTAATAAAATACGCACTATCCTCCTCTTTGCCTTGAAAATCTATTTTAATCCCGTTTAAATCGCTTTTTCCTGAGCCTGTTGTATAAGTTACATTCCCTGAATTTAAACCGTTATATAATCCAAAAATTCTATATTTACCGTTGTTATCTTTAAATAATAATCTAAACTCTAAAGAACTCAATTCGTTTATGTCCTTTGTGCTTGAAGTCGGAAAAGTCAATGAAATACTTTGATTATAAAATTTACCACCCTCATTTATTTCCATTGTTTCAGTTGGCGTTGGATTTTGAACGCTGTTAAATTCGTATATAAAAGTCTCAGGAAAAGAAACTAAATAATTTCCATCAGTAACTATTTGACTCCTATTATATTTCTTAAATTTTAATAGCCAAATATTACTTACACCTGAACTGCCATCCTTACATTTACGATTAAATCCGTTTATAATTTCCATCCTGCGGTAAGATTCATTCCTTTAATAGCGTTAACTTCATCTTGGTAACATTTGTATTCTGGTAAGTAATTTTTACAAATCCATTTATTAAATCTAATAACATACATTTGAGCCATATTTTTATATTTACCAGCTAAAAACTGTACTTCTTGTTTATCTACAACCTCCATTTTATCGCCAGTATGCTTATAAATTCCTGCATTATCTACCATATAAGAAGCTATTTCTATATACTGAGCTACTGATTCATTTTTTGTTATTGGCTTAATAAAATCGTTGTATAATTCTAAATACAAACCGCTTAACGTATTGGATGTTTTATCAGCAACTATCTTATCATATAATTGACTGCCAAGCAAAGGTTCAATAGTTGTTAACTGTACATTTGCAATACAAAAAACAAATTTATCCGTATCTGTATTCCCGCTCAATATTGTTGAGCTTGTCATTTCTTGCGGTGTGATAAATAATAATTCTGCCATTATTGAAATCTTTTATTTGTTGGTAAAAATCCATTATAAGGCATATCTTTAGGCTCTTTATAAACTAAGCTATTATTTGCTTCTGGAATAAATTTATTTTCTTTTCTTGTTTGAGCAGGTGTAACTTCAACCGATAAAGGACTGTTAACATCAGGATTTTTACTTCTGTCTTTTTTAGCATAAATTACTCTATACCATTTATGGTGACAATCACCACCACCTTTATATAACCAAATAGAATATGTGTTTGCTCCCTCTGGACCCCATCCTGCGTTAACCGACTTACTACCCATTGCGATAATATCTTCTTTGCGATATATCTTTGATGCGCTTACCATTTTTTGGCAAAATTCCCTTTGTGGGTTATTTGAACCTGTGTATTTATACCTTACTTTATATATGTCGCTATCTTGCGCACTTTTTGCATTTGGGTTTGCAGTTCCTGTTGTAGCTAATTGCAAATCGATTTTTTCTTCTTCTTCATAGTCAACTTCCCTTTCATCTATAATATCCCATTCATTTAAATCTTCATCTTCTCCTAATCCTAAAAACTCATCTAAATCAGTCTTTTTTTTTTCGTCGTGTGAGTGCATTTGTACTGCTTTTTGTTCGGTCAATGGCACGAAATATAGGTCTAAATTAATATTGTAAAACGTTAGGATTTCTTCTAATGCTTCGGTTATATATCTTTGTTTAGGCTGTATAACACGTTTCATTAACTGAGCCTCTGCCTCGTCTAATTCGTTAGCGTTGTTACCCAAACCTCCCTCTGACATGATACCAAATAATTTAGGACTTACAACTTTGTGACCTGTCATAATTTGCTGTCTGCTTTCACCTGTTAAATACTCCCATTGTTTATGTTGAGCGTCATTTACAGGAAAAGGTATTACAGTAATTTCAGCATCTCGACCGTTAAAGCTAATAACAAAATTCATAGCATTTGGAGAGCCTGTTAATTTAGCTTTTATTTTATTTTCTAAATCATCTTTTTCATCAGGTGAATAAGTACCACCGTCTGGAATATTAATAATATATCCAGCGCTTAACCCTTTTTTAATTGAATTAATATAAAAGTTAGCAAGTTCTTCCTCCATTTCAGCATAAGGTAATGCACTTAAATAGTCAGGGTCAGAAAAATAGTTTTTACCAGCCTTATATGGTTTAATACAATAAATTTCGATATCTTCTTTTGAAGTTCCAAAAGCAGGATAATAAGTTGGTGTATATTTTTGCGGATTACTCCAATCTTTAGAATGCCAATACCCCTCGATTACTCCATCTTGACTCTCTATGCAAGGCACTATCTGTTGTTTTGGAATATGATATATAGCTCCTAAACTTTTTTTATCTTTTGATTTAATTACCTGAATAGACGCCTCTCCGAATAACTCAAAATCTGAAATAATTTTACGCAATTCTTTTGAACTAAAAAGAGAAACAAAGTTTATCCAAGCACTTGTATTTATATTCTTAGAACGTAAACCGCTACCGTATATAAGATTACAATAAGAATCTATAATTGCCGAATTAGTAGGAGAACCGTTGAATCTGTCAATAACATATTGATAAAATGAATTTTGTTTGCCATTTAAAACCCAGTTTTTAGATTTGTTTTCCTCTAATTTAGGTCTAACATAGTTGCTTAGTTGTAATAATCTTATATCGTTACTCATAAAAGTATAAATCGTTTGTTGCTTTAAAATCTTGTGTTATCTGAGAAGTTGCAAAAATTTTATCTCTGTAAATTATGCCGTTTGCATCCGTAATCTTAACCTGATATTTATCGTTTTCCGAAAAATTAAAATCAAAAGTTAATGTTATTATTCCATTTTGTGTAACATAAATAGGAGTCAATATAGTTTCTACTTGCGTTAATTCATTATATAAAAACAAATCGATTTCCCCATCAGCATAATAGCGTGGAATAACTGCGATTAAATGCGTTGTATCGTTTGGGTCAACTTTCTTCATATTATAAAAACAAAAAAACCGCTTTTTTGTTACGAAAAGCGGTTAATTTAAAATAAAAAATAAAAAAGAATTAAACCAAAGCTAAAAATGCTGTAACAGTTGACGAATCTAATTTAGGAGAAAGCGAACCTGTTGTAGAAACACCTGTAAGCGTGTAACCGTTTAAGTCTGCCTTTGCTCCACCAGTTGACTGTGCAACTGTAAAATCTATACCATCATCGATTCCGATAGCGTGAAATATACCGTTTCTATCTTTTACGACTGCCATAGGGAATCCGTAAGCTAATATGTTCATTTGAGCCGAAGTAACCGCATCAATTTTCTTAAGCACAAAAGTACTTGTCTGCGTGTTGACTGTCGTACCATTGTTTCTGTCTGGTACTAAAGACTCAGCTACATTGTTTCCATCCCCCTCAAGTTCATACTCAAAGACTGTTGTAAGAAGTGGATTTATTGCGGTTGCAACCCCTGCTAATACCGTGAAAGGATTTTCGACAAAGTTAAAAAGATATAGTTTACCGATACCCCCTAAACCTTGCTTACACGCCTTTTCTCTACCTGCTGTAATATCACAAGCCATATGATTATTTGTTTAAATTAAGGGCGATAACTAAACCGCCCTTGTTACTTATGACTATCCTACGTAAAGAACATTGAATTTCTGATTCACAACGTGAGCAAAAATTGTAAAGATTACGTCGTAGAAATAATCTTTTCGAGGAGCTGGATATTTAGCAATATCAATAGATGCATAATCATCCATAACATCAGTACACCACATAAAATTAGTAGGAATACCCGCAATAATAA